ACATTATCCTACCTTTAAATATCAAGTCCTCATCATGAGCTTTCTTAAATTTTAGTCTTAAAATTCTACTTACCTCTTTAATAATTATTTTCGTTATTTCATGTGTATATTTCTCATATCTCTTGCTTAATTGATTTACAGCTTTCCAAGGTGACATTTCTACTTTGTGTGCTTTAATTAACAAATCCATTTTTATGCCCTATGCATTCTTGCTCTATCTCTAAGATAGATTAGTACTTCGCCACTATCTCTATCCGTAAGTTTTATTCCATGCACTACTTGTTGAATTTCATCATGATCCATAAATTTTCCAGTTGCAGTACATACGCTTTTAAAAACTGTTAAACCATTTGTATTTTTTATTTCACAAATATCTCCAACAGTTCCATCTGTTATCCATTTAATAGAATTAATATCAAGTATACCTGTATCCAGATCATCTTGAGCAGTCATGTGTATAATCCCTATTTCTTTGCCTGTTTTACTCATTTTTTATCTCCTTATAGTTCTTGCTCTGTCTCTAAGATATATCAAAACTTCTCCTCTAGCCAAAGTAGTTACCTTTATTCCATGTACTACTTGTTGAATTTCATCTTTATCCATAAACTGACCTGTAGTACCGCATATAGATTTAAAAATTGTAATTCCATTAGTATTTTTTATTTCACATACATCAGTTGCAAGTGCTCCTGATGTAATGATCCATTTAATTGAATTAATATCTAATATGCCAGTGTCTTCATCATTTAATGCTGTAAGATGCATAATCCCTATTTCTTTGCCTGTTTTAGCCACTTTTTTCTCCTTCTTTTTAAACTAAACCTCCCTTATTTCTAAGGGAGGCTACTTAAACTTGATTTACTTCTACTTATTCCTTTGCTTTATCTATCATCACCCTGATGATTTCAAAAGCTTCTTCCAGAGTAATTTTACCGTCTGCAAACCTATCTATAGTTGCATCCACTCCAGCTTTAAGCACCCTAGCCACCTTATCTAGTTTTTCCTCTTTAGCTGCATCTTTACAGACTCTAACTACCACAACAGTAGCTAATGCTGCTGATACAACACCTAAGACTGCTACTACAATAATCATACTTTTCCTCCTATAAATTAAATTTTGATTTCTAATTCATATCCTGCTTTTTTTAATGCAGACACATGTTTTTTTAATCCTTCTTCTTTTCCTTCTTTTTCTTCAGACTCTTCCTCTTCTCCTTCTTCAAATCCTTCTTCTTCATATTCTTCAGCTGCTTGTTCCTGTTGTTCTTTCATAGCTATTTGTTCTCTCATTTGAACTGCTTGTGGATTTAAATTTACATCATTTTCTTCCCCTTTTAGAGCTTCCAAACCATCCTCTTCTCTCATTTCATTAATTGTCCTATCCGATTCTACTGCACTTTTAATAGTCTTGTACTTTTTATCTTCATCTTCTTTGTCTTTACCCACAAACATAAATTCGTAATTTTCATCTACTTTTTTTACTATCTTATTCATTATGCTGCTTATAAATGTTAATAACGAATTTAATCCCCTGTCTTTTGAATATTTTATCCTTCCTTCAAGATTTTCTCCCAAAAGACTTTGTGTCATGTCTGTCTTAATTCCAAGTTCTGCTAAATCTATTCCAAAGACAGCAGCAAAAAGACTAAGAAAGAAAAGCATCAACTTATGATACTCCATGTCTTTATTTGAGGGAGATAATGTTTTAAAGTCCATTGAAACTCCCTCTTTTCCTGATGGAATAATAGGAATTGTAAATCTAGCTCCTACACCTGTCATTGCTGCATACCAATATCTTTCAATTGCTTCAATTGCTTCTCTGTCTGCCTCTCCTGCTAGAGCTATAAACCCTTTTGGAACTTTGTCTCTAATAAACTGATCTCTGTTGAATGTTATTCCAAAAATCAAAGTAGTGACCAAATCCACTGCTTGTTCCAAAAGTGAATATCCATATCCTCTATGATAAAGTTCTGCTCTTTTAAACATATTATCAAATATTAACTCTGCTCTAGTATAAGAAGCTGTAACTTTATTTTCTATTACTTGAACAAAAGCTAGATTTTTATGCTCTTCATATCCTTTTTCAGTACAACGGAAAACAGTTGCTCCATCTACCAACCAAAAAGCAGCTACTTCTCCCTGTCTATTTCTCTGCAATTCTATTGCAATTTGATCAAGAACCAATGTTTCCCTTACTAGCATAATACCAAAATCTATAAAATCATCTTCTCTTGTTTGATCATATATAAAACCAGTTTGTTCTACCATTGCTGATATTTCTTCTGCTCTTTTATCTTTTCTCTTGAGCCTTTTGTCTACTGTCCCTTTTTTACAAATAACAAATCCGGGTTGATTTATTTCTCTGGCAGGAGAAAGAAAAGGCATTACTTGCTGTTGCCTACAATTTACAATAGTATTAACAAAAGACAGTTTTTCTGCCATTTTCCTTAAAACTTTAGAATCAATACTTAAGAGTCTTTCTCTCACCTCAGCATGGATACCGGTTCTGGATAAATACATCAAAGAGTCTTCAAAATGAGTTTTAAGTGTTTTTAAGCTTGCATCAAAATTATATGAACCTTTCTTTGCTGTTATTATTCTAGCCATTTAACTCCTCCACTCATATCCATTCCTGGCTATGATTATCTTTTTGTTTGTTTAAAATTCCTCCTCCCTTCCCTTTTCCGTAATCCATATAAGAAATAAATCCGACTATATCAGGTAACATCCTAACCCAGTTTCCATCAAAATTTAATCCTCTATCATCCACATATACAAATGCAATCGGTTTATGTTCTGCCACTCCATCTACTTTTATGTCATATTTTTTTAACCATTCCTTAATTGCTTTTCTTCCTTTTTCTGTTTCACATCTTGCTGAATAAACAATTACTTTTAAATTAAATTTTTCTCTCAGTTCTTTCACTGCCCATCTTGCACCTTTAACAGGCTCATCTGGAAGATTGCTTTCATCACCTACCCATCCGCTGCTAAAAGAATATATTACTCCATCAAAGTCCAAACATACTACATTTTTAAATTCCGTCTCTTTCATTATTTTTTCCTTCCACTTAAAAGTTCTTCAGTATGATAAAATAAACTATTTAAAAAGCTTTCTGCTCTTACGAGCTTTAGTTCTTCAATATCTGTAGGTATTAAAGGTTTATCTTTTTTATACTGCATTGCTTGTTCTTCTTGAGTCTGTTTTGCAAATTCAACATTCTTATCTATATAAAACTGAATCACATTAGGATCCAGTAACTCTGCAAATTTACAATATGCTTCTGCATGGAAATAATGATCTGGGCCACTCTCTCTCCACTCAAACCTTCCTTTTTCTTCAACAAATATTTTTGTTGATATCATGAGTTGTTTGTAGTATTCTCCGTATTCTTCTCTCCTTTCATTTCCAATCATCTTAGCTTCTTCAGGATTTAACATAATATTACTTATAAAATCCTCTTGTACACAATCTAAAATAAAAGTCCTATCAATAGCTACTCTATGCTCTCTTCTAAACTCTAAACTCTTCCGTCTAATGTCTAAAATTGTCCGATTTTTTTTATACAAACAAGAATACAAATTTTTCATTGCCTTCTTTAACTTTTCAACTTCTCTTGTTTCAGGAAGTTCATCAATTACAATATAATTTGCTCTCCATTTCTTTAATCTTTCTACTAACACTGCTGTAGATTCACATTTTCCTGCTACTAATAATTTTCTTTGTCCATTTGCTAATTTTGTTCTTACTACATAATGATAATAAGGCCCTACATCAATTCCTATATAAATTTTCCTATAATTTTGGGGATTAATATCTCTTAAACTATAAGAACTCCTTGCTCTCTCTAGCATTGCATAAGAAATTTTAGCTCCTTCTGCTGAATAAGGTAGTCCCAATTTTGAGTTATACAAAACTTGCATTTTCCTAGCACTTCCCAGTGCTTTTCCATAAAAATCAGTTATGTCACTAATATTAACATTAGCTGAAAAAAGTTGGTTAACTCTTGCACCTTTTATTTTAGTGTTAAAGATTTTATCCACCCATTCTCCTCTTTTCATTCTGTCTAAAAGAGTACCGCATTTAACACATACACACTGAGAATCTTCAGAATCATCTAACACATCAAAAGTCATATCTCCAGTCCGTTTTATAACATTTTTAAAAAAATCTAATGATTGCTGAGTATTACATTTATCACATTTAATTATCCAACTTGCTTGACTAGATTGCTGATAATGATAATCAATTCCCCAGTTTTCTACACTTGGATTTCCTATTTTTCTATTGTATTTATATTCTGAAGCATCCAATCTATCTGGTGCTAATTCCAAATTTTCTTGATCACATTGATCTACCTCATCAATATATAATGAGTCAGCTGGAAAACTTATAAACTGTCCCGGTGTATTAGAACCAACAAAATTTAAAAGCCCTTTACCAACCTTTACCAAAATGTTTTAATCCTGTACTAGTTGAACCACCGCTTACACTAGATAAAAGTTCAGAATAATAAGGAACAGCACTTATAAGTCTATTTAATCTATCCTTAACAAAGACATTTCTTAAATCATAATTAGGCTGTACATATAATATCCGTAATCCTCTTGCTGCTTCTTCTAAAGCTGATACTATAAATAACTCTGATGCACCACATTGTACTGCTTTTTCACATACAAAATTTTCTGGCAAGTTTTCATAGAGAGGAACTAAAAATCTATATTTATCTCCAAATTGCATTGGTTTATTATAAACATTTACATGCTTAAACATTGCCATCCATAATTTAGGAGTTTCTTCATAAAGATTTTTTTCTAATGTATTAAAATCATTTCTTGAAAGAGTCTTTTCCATTTTTTATTATCCGTTTTATTGCAAACCAAAATACAAATATCAAATCACATCCAGCATGAGCCAAACAATGTAATCCAGATTGTTTATCAAACTCTAATGAAATATCATTTTCTTCTAAAGCTTCTCTATACTGACTTATATGTCGCTCCATAGCAGCAAAATATTTATTTTCTCCCTCTTCTACCTTTTTCCAATTGTCGTCTTCATATTTATGGGTACCAAATGTTATTGCATCAACTATAAATCCTAATACTCTAAATGGTACCAAGTCCCATCTTCTTTTACCTTCTTCTTCTTTAGTCCCCTTCATTTTTACCTTTTTCTTTATAGTAATTTACTAGTTCATCAGCTTGTCTCTTTTCTTCCCCAGTCAGTTCTTTATTTTCTTGTACTTGAACTGCTTGCTGTTGAGTAATATTTATTCCTTTTACATTTGATTTAATTTTTTGTGCATAATCTAAAAAATCATTTGCAGCTTCTATTTGTGCCTCTACAGGAATATTGTCTGAAGTTGCTATTCGTTCTAAATGAGCCATCACTCTTATTGCTCCTGCTGCTGCATCCTCTATAAATCTTCCTTCATAATCACCATGAATTTTTTCCATATATTTTTTACAATTTGCATCATTTTTCCATTTGAAAACAGTTGCCGTTGATATACCAAATTCTCTAGCCCACCACGAGTCAATATGATG